AGCTGGCCCCTCCGACGTCGAACGCTGATCGGGTCCGTGCAAACAACAGCGTAGCACGCCTGGCAGCAGTTTTGGCATCCATTCAAATATAAATGCACTGTTTAATAATATATATAATAACTATATAAATAAGGAGTATAGAGTAGATGAATTATGGCAGATTTGGTATATGCCATAAATATGCCATAAATGACATAAATAGATTTTTGATCTGATACTTTTCTTTTTTAAAGAGTTAGGCTATATTTCGTTAAATACAGCTAACCACTGAAAAGAAAGGTCAACACTATGTCAGATGTCAAAACTAAAAATCCAGTCGGTAGACCGAAGTTCGAGATCACCGATGAAGTTTTGCTTAACGTAGAAAATCTTATGACCAAGGGATTAACGAAAGAACAGGCGGCTGGAATGCTAGGCGTTTCAGTGTCAACTTTCATGCTTCATCAGTCAGAAAATTCGGAATTTTCGGATGCAATAAAAAGAGGTCAGGCTCGTGGCATAGATGCCGTGACTAACGCTCTCTTTGAAAAGGCCACGATTGATAGAGACAATACAGCGATGATCTTCTTCCTGAAGAACAGAGCTGGGTGGGTGGACAAGCAAGAGGTTGCAACCACTGTCGAACAGAAACACGTCATAGATTTAACAAGGATACCAGATGATCAGCTCAAATCAATTGAGGACGCATTTAGCAGGACTGACGTTGGAACAGGTGAGAGCGGAGAAGTATCGCAGATCATTGAGGGAATTTACGAAGGCTAGTTGGCCTACGATTGAACCTGGCGTTCCCTTCAAGAACAACTGGCACATAGATGCGATCAGTGATCACCTTCAGGCTGTAGTCGAGGGTGATATCAGACGCCTGATCATAAACGTGCCACCTCGACACATGAAGTCAATCAGCGTGGCTGTTGCTCTGCCAGCTTGGACTTGGACGCACCAACCTCACAAAAAGTTTCTCTATGCATCTTACGCAAGCTCTTTATCGATTAGAGATAGCACGAAGTGTAGAAGGTTAATCGACAGTCCGTGGTACAAAGATCACTTCAATGACAAATTTAGTTTGACAAGCGATCAGAACCAAAAGCAGAGATTTGAGAATGATAAGACAGGCTATCGAATCGCAACGTCAGTCGGTGGTGCGTTAACTGGTGATGGTGGTGATATTATATGCATCGATGATCCACACAACTCTGTGGAGGCAGATAGCTCTAAAGTTCGTGAAGGTGTATTGGATTGGTGGGATCAGGCTATGCAGACACGACTAAACGATCCGCAGACTGGTGCATTTATAATTATTATGCAGAGGCTACACGAACAGGATCTCACAGGTCACGTCTTGGCAAATCAACTTGGTGATGAATGGGATCACCTAATGTTGCCTGCTCGTTACGAAGTGGGTGCGCCGAATCCAATGAAGTCGTCACTTGGGTTTACTGATCCAAGAACAAAGGAAGGTGAGTTGCTGTGGCCTGACAGAATTGACGAGAAAACTTTATCAACTCTGGAGCGATCTCTTGGTTCTTATGCATCTGCTGGTCAGTTACAGCAAAGACCATCGCCAAAAGGTGGTGGTATCCTGAGAGCATCGTGGTGGGTTCCTTGGGAAAAGCCAGACTTGCCAGAGATAGAATATGTTCTTCAATCATGGGATACTGCATTCGAAGCCAAGGAAAGCTCTAGCTTTAGTGCCAGAACAACTTGGGGTGTATTTAGATACAAAGGTGCAATGTGTGCGATTGTATTGGAGGCTTGGTACGATAAGGTGAGCTACCCAGAGTTAAGGCGCATTGCACAAGAGGCTTACGACAATTGGGAGCCAGACGCTGTGTTGATCGAAAAGAAGGCGTCAGGTCAATCTCTACTGCAAGATTTACGCATGGCTGGGATACCAGTTTTAGCTTATTCTCCTGACCGAGATAAGGAAGCCAGAGCGCACGCATCGAGCGCACTTTTAGAAGACGGAAGAATTTACTACCCTTCTGATCGAAAATGGGCTAAAGATTTAATAGACATATGCGCGGCCTTTCCTGCACACCCCAACGATGACGTTGTTGATACTTGTACACAGGCTTGGTTGCGTTTACGAAAAGGATGGTTTGTTGGTCACAGTGAAGACCCTGAAGACGACGAGCCAGTAGAAAAACAAAGGATTACCCTCTATGGCTGACCCAAATATTATACCATTTGCTGAAGGCGCACCTAGTGATGAGTTAATGATCGAGGAGCTTGCAGATGGCGATGTTCTGATTGGTGACCCAGAGTTAGATGCAATGGACGAGGCAGATGCCGCAGAATTTGATTCCAACTTAGCTGAACAGATGGAAGAACGAGATCTCGCACGAAAAGCGCAAGAACTTGTAGGTTATTACGAAAATGACGAAGAAGCTCGGTCAGAGTGGAAAGAACGCTACAAAGAAGGATTGAAGACGCTCGATCCAGATGGTGGACTTGACGAAGGCGAAGATGAACGTGGCACACGCGGACTTTCAGTTGTAGTGCATCCATTAATCGCTGAAGCGGCAACTCAATTCAATGCGAAGGCAATTGCAGAGCTTTACCCATCAGGTGGGCCAGTTAAATCTGTAATCATAGGCAACCCAGACGAAAAGCTAGAAGAGCAAGGTCGTCGTGTTCGTGAATTTATGAATTACCAAATTACTCAGGAAATGCCTGAGTATTTCCCTGACTTAGATCAGATGCTATTTCACCTTCCATTAATCGGTCATACCTTCAAAAAGGTTTGGTGGGATGTAAACATGGATCGCCAATGCAGTAGTTTTGTGAAAGCAGAAGACTTTGTGGTAGCACCAGAAAGTAAAGACTTACACACATCGCCACGCTACACGCATATTATTCGTATGCCAAAGAACGACTTCAATCGTTATGTGCAGAACGGATATTACTTACCGACTAAGTATGCTGGCGGAGATACAATTGATCCATCAGGTGATGTAATTGGCGAGATTGAAGGCGTCGATGAATACGATGATAGCAACGATGATGTAATGACACTGCTCGAAATGCATGTGTACGACTTGTTTGACGGATTCGATGGCGAAGAAATGGTTGATGGCGAATCTGACGATAATGCAGTTGCATTGCCGTATGTCATCACGATTGACTACGAAAACCAAAATGTTGTGAGCATTAGACGCAATTGGAAGCAAGATGATGAATTGAAGCAACGCCGCGATTGGTTTGTGTCATACAAGTTCTTGCCAGGTTTAGGGTTCTATGGATTTGGCTTGTACCACATGATTGGTGGTTTGGGTAAAGCGGCGACTGGATCGTTGCGTGCATTGCTAGACAGTGCCGCATTCAGCAACATGCAAGGTGGATTTAAATTGCGTGGTCGCGTCCAAGGTGGCGACATGCAGATTAGTCCAGGCGAGTTTAATGATATCGACAGTACAGTTGATGATATCAACAAAGCTATTATGCCATTGCCGTTTAAAGAGCCAAGTGCATCTCTTTTTAATTTGCTAGGCTTTATGGTTGACGCTGGGCAGAGATTTGCAAGTACGGCAGATTTAAATGTCGGAGATGTAAATCCAAATGCACCTGTTGGTTCAACTGTTGCGTTGATCGAGCAAGGATCAAAGGCATTCAGTGCGATACACAAGCGATTGCATTACGCACAAGGTCAAGAGTTTAAATTACTGGCAGATCTAAACGCTGAAAATTTACCTGACGAGTTTAGTTTCTCACAAGCTGGTGCGGATGATATTATATATCGAACTGACTTTGATGATCGAATTGATATCATACCAGTTAGTGATCCAAACATATTCTCAACAGCACAGCGCATTGCACAAGCACAAGCTGTTCTGGAGATGTCACGATCCGCTCCACAATTCCATGATTTATACGAGGCATACAAACGTATGTACGAGGCACTTCGGATTCCGAACATAGATCAAATATTGCAGAAGCCAGAAGAAGCTGTGCAAATGGATCCAATTGACGAGAATATGAGCGTATTGTACGGCAAAGGTATTCGTGCATTCCCAGAGCAAGATCACGATGCACACATTGCAGTTCACATGCAGTTCTTGCAAGATCCGTCGTTGGCAGGAAATCCTGGTGCGAAAGCTATGCAACCTGTATTAATCGCACATATCGCAGAACACATTGCGCTTCTCTATCGTCAACGCATGGAGGCAAGTATCAATATGCCTATGCCGATGTTGCCAGACTTCAAAGATCCTAAATTTAAGTTTGCAGAAGTAGATCCAGATATGGATCGTCTAATTAGTCAACGTGCGGCTGAAGTTGTGAAGGCATCGCCTCAGATGAAACAAATCGAGGCAATGAAAGGTATGATGGGCGGACAACAAGGTCAGCAAGGTAATCCACTGCAATATGCACAAGAACTTGCTAAACTTGAAAGCGAAGCACTCAAAGCTAGAACGCAAGCACAAATTCAAGCGGATCAAGCTAAAGCCAAATCAAACATCGAGATCAAGCAAGCTGAAGCGAGACAAGACATGGAGATCGAAATGGCGAAGGCGCAAGCTGACATGCAAGCCAAGATCACTAAGTTGGAGGCAGACCTACAGCTAGAACGAGAAAAAAATAACGCTAAAATTCAAATGGAGGCAATGAAGAATGTACCCCCCAAAGTATAACTTGCCACCAATAAATCCTGCGGCTTTTGGAGGTTTACCACAAGAAAGACCACAAGGTGCGCCCCCACTATCCTCCCAAGGTGGGGGTCAGCAACCAATTGACATGAACAAATATCTGGTTGATAAAGTAATGGAAATAAAGCGTCGGATGGCAGGCGGCGGTGATGTGGGTGCGTTAGGCGCATTTGCAAGCGCAATGCCACAAGCACAACAGCCACCTATGCCGGGGCAACCAAATCAACCACCTATGAGAGCGTAGAATTATGATCAGTAATTTATTTTCAAAAAATCCAGTTTTTATGTGTTTTGGTGGTGGTGGTTCAGGTGGATCTAGTTCAGGAGCGGCGAGTAGTGGCGGTGGATCAAGGGCAGATAGAAAAGGTGCGGCGGCAACTTTCTCTGCACCAAAGCCAGTATATACGCCACCAAAGCCAACAGTAGTTAATACATCGAGAGATAGACGAGATCGTAGACCTACTGTAAATTATGGATCTTTACCATCATCTCCCCCTCCTAGTGTTATTGCTTCTGCTCCTTCAGTAACTGATAATTTAACTAATGTTCAGCTTGTTTCTAACGAAGATCCTTACAACATGGATGACGTAGTAAGTATGGCAACTAATGCGTTGAATACGCCTAGCTATATAGCATCTGGAACACCAAGTCCTCGTCCAAAAAATTTAAGTATCGATCCAGTATCTATGGATGGTGACAAAGGCGCACTTGGTCAAGTTAGTAGATATGGCGTTTATGCTGGCGATGGATTTGAATTTAAAGACAGTGGTCAAGGATTCCAAACAAGAACATACACTGGCGCACCAGAAACAATGAACAATCTTGGTCAAGATGTTTTAGTGGCAAATCAACTTGCCTATGGTAGCCCAGAAGATAGGGAAAGATTTAGAAAAATAGGTCAAGCATCATTTGACGAAGGCAGTGAGTTTGCTCTTTCAAAAGGGTCTGCAAATGATGGAGACTTCTTAAAATTTTTAACAACAGGAACTTTTGGTGCAAGTGATTCATTCGCAGATCAATATGGTTTAAGAAATGTTGAACCTGTAGTTGAAGGTAATCAAGTAGGTGCATTGTCGTCGGTTGCGTCAGGAAACGCTCCTCAGTTTGCGACGACAACAGCAAATTACACTGGCCTTGAGAATGTATACAATACGCAAGCTGAAGAGATGGCTAACTTCTTTACACCAAATGATGGAGCTTCATATGTTCGTGGTCAGCTTGTCGATGATGCTACAGGTGAATTAATAGCACCTGGTGGAATGACATCTACTGGCAACGTAATTCGTGGTACTTTTGATAATCAAAAAAATAACATTGGAAGTTTTAGTGGGCTTGGTGGTGCGCCAATATTAAACTCAAGTAGAGAGACAATGGCAAACCTATTTACACCTGGTGATAATGCCGCTTATGTAAATGGTCAGTTAGTCGATACTATAACTGGTAAATCACTAGAAGGTGGTGGCTATACTGTAGATCCTGTTACTGGACAGAGAGATTACGTTTACGGCGTATCTGATGACTACAGCAATAACCTACAAGTTGATACAACTGGTATGAGTGATATTGAGGCACGCGCCGCAATAGCAAATCAAGTAATGCAAAGAGATATACCA